CGTGTTCACCACAATCGGTACCATGCCGGTGATGGAGGTCGGCACACCGGTCGGAGTTCCTGCACAGGTCGGGACGTAGAGGAATCCGTCCGTGGCGGTGGTGGCGAGTGCTGCGCTGGCTCCGGCTACGATGTTGCCGGTCAAGGTGATGCGCATGCGTTCGGTGTTACCTGCCGTGAAAACCAGCGGGTGCGATGTGATCGTACCGACGACGCCTGCCGTGTTGCCCACGCCTTGCAGAATATTGACTACGTTGTCATTGGCCGCGGCTACAGTGCTATTTGTCGTACCGCTGCGGTATACGTCGAGTTGGTAGTTGGGTGCCCGTCCAATCCCCACATTCCCCGACGTATCAATCCGAGCCACTTCGCCGGGGATGTTGAATGTTATCGGCAAGACTGTTCCGCTGCCCGTTGCCGCAGAGGTGATGGCGATGACGGACGATGTGGCCTGGAGCAGCCCGACGCTCGCGTTCGTCGGGTTGGAGTTGTTGACGACAGCGAAGTTGGCTGTCGTGCCCGTGCCGCTCGGGATTACGCCGACGCTGCTGGTGCTGTTGGCTGTAGAGGTCTGAAACGTCAGCCGGTTGCTTACCGTCGCGTTCGTGAAGTCTCCGGTAATGCGGGCGCCGAGCGTCGAAATGTTGACGTTGCCCGACGTATCAATCCGCATGCGTTCTTGGCTGTTGGTGACGAAGTAGATCGGCGCGTTGGTTTCTGCGCCAAGAAACACCAAGCCACTATCCGCGCCAAACAACAACGTCGATGCCGTGCCTGCGGTATTTGAAACCCTGACGCGGGTATTCGCTCCGCTGACTTGTAGGTTGCCGCTCGGGCCAGTTGTCCCAATCCCCACATTCCCCGACGTATCAATCCGCACCCGCTCAGAGCCGCCGGTGTAAAAGGCCATCGGGAGGTAGGTGCCGGTGCCGGTGATAGTGGAGACAACCCGCATCTCTGACCCACCGACCATTTGCAACAAGCCGGAAGAGGAATTGCCGGGGTCGCTGCTACTGCCAAAAACCGCGAAAGCAGACGTGGTAGAAGAGCCATTCGGGATAGCCCCAACGCTTGTATTCCCGTTCGTCGTACTCGTCTGAAACATCAGACGATTCGCCACCGTCGCATTACTGAAATCCCCCGTGATCCGCTGCGCGGTGCTGGAGAAGGTCAGGTTGCCGGCGGAGACGGTTGGGCCGGTAACGGTCGGCGTGGTCAGCGTCGGGGTCGTAGCAAACACCGCAGAGCCCGTGCCCGTCTCGTCAGTCAGCGTGGCGCGGAGGTTGGCGCTCGACGGCGTGGCGAGGAACGTGCTCATGCCCGAGCCGAACAGCGTCGGGCTCGTCAGGAGCGCGGTCATCGACAGCTTTTTTGTCACGCCGCTCTGCACCAGAGGAACGACATCGACGCCGGTCGCTTCAGTAGCGGTCGGGAGCGCGGAGATTTTGACGTTGGCCATGACTACTTCTTTCCTTTGTTCCGCGCCGAGATCGCCTTGGCCTTCGCCCGTGCGTCTGCCTTGCTCGACGCACCCCAGGCCTGCAGAGACAGCAGCAGCCGCGTGGGCTCGCCGTCCTTGCGCTCAGGCCCCGGCATGTTGCCCATGCGGGCGAGGAAACTTGCTCGGCGTGGGTTGTCGCCTGACTTGACCGGGGGCTTGAGGTTCATGCCCTCCGAGCGTGCGGAGGCGCGGCCCTTAGCGTTCAAGCCGCCGCTGGCCGACTGCCCTTCCTTGCGCTGCCAGGCCGGTGTCTTCGCCATCGCTTACCCGATGCGATACCACGAGTTCGTCGCGGCGTACCAGCGCAGCCGAGCAAACCCGCCGGCCGCAAGCGTCGTGGGAGAACCGTACACCGCCGTCGCCCCGTTCAGGGCCACGGTGAGCGCGGTGATGGTCTGCGTGGTCGTGAGCAGGATCTCGGTGCCGTCAGCCACGCCCGTGTTCAGCGGCAGCGTAATCGTGCCGGTGGCCAGCGTGCCCGCAGGCTGCAGCAGCACCCACAGCGCCTGCGTGGTGGGCGTGGGCAGCGAGATCGAGAAGCCCGTCGTGGGGACGTACAGGCTCGTTGCCATCGTCGGCGCGGCGAACGTCTGCTGGAAGAACTGCAGCAGCGTGTTCAGGCTCGACCGCCTGGCGTCGCCGTTGGCGGTGTTGTAGACCGCGATCTGGTCGCCGCTGGAGAGCTGCGAAACCACCGGGAGTTGATTGATGAGCGGCATGATGCAGCCTCAGTAGAGTTCGATGGGGCCATCCGGCCCAGCCAGCACCGGATCGACCGGACCCGGCATGAACGGCGTGTCGTAGCGCCACGGCTTTTGCCCTGCGCCCAGCGGCAGCGTGCGGGGGAACTGCTGCTCGGCAGGGAACGTGGCTCGAGCCAGCAGGGTGTCGTATCCGAGCTTGGCCGTCGTGCGCGTGTCGATCTGCACCGTCTTGCCGTACTGCGGCGCGATGCGGATCGCCAGATTCGCCACGATGGCCTCGTTCGCGCTGTCGGGCACCTGCGTCTCGGTGTCGAGCGTGCTGTCCTGCGGGCTGCTGGGTAGCGGATAGCCCAGCCGGATGCCCTTGGCGTTCCAAGTCGCCATCATCGCGTCCAGCCGGCGCAGCGCGGTGTCGAGCTGCTGCGGCTGGAGGTCGAAGGTGTAATTCGCCATGCCGAGTTCTGCGAAGGCTTCCTCCACGAATTGGCGCTTGGTGTAGCTCATGCCGACCTCAGATGCCAGCCTCGCCGGGCTCAACGCGCAGGTTCGGCGTACCGGCCGCAGCGATGTGCGCCACGGTGTCGAAGTCCTGGTCCTTCTGGATGATGATCGTCTGGTTCGGGCGAAGCATCAGATCGGCGGTCGTGGCCGTGCTCGTGCCGATGCTCACGCGCACATGGATGGCGTTCGTGCTGTCGAGGTTCATCAGCCGCAAGCACTTGCTGCCGTAGCCGATGGTCGTGGACGCCGAGACGCCAGACGTTGCGATGGTCTGCCCAGCGCCGTAGCGCGGTGCGAATGGTCCGTAGATCATGGTTCGGTCCTCAGATCGGGTCGTCGTCGGCTTGCGCCACAGGAGCGGCCATCGCCGCGTTGATCTTCGCCAGCAGCGTTTCGTCGTTCCAGCGACGATCCACCCTGATGCCAAGCAGGCTGGCCTGCTGCAGCATTTCGTCGCGGGTCGGGGGCGCGTCGTCGGAGGGCTCAAGCCGCACCTCGACAGCCGGCGCGTCCACGGGCTCCAGGCCCAGCGCCGCGAGAAACGACTCATGCCAGCCATCGGCCAGCGCCTCGGCCAGCCCCTCGGGCTCCACGCCCTTGCAGTCGTAGGTCTTGCCCGAAGGCCCCCAGTGCGGGCCGGGGCTGCGGTAGACGAGAATCTGGTCGCTCACTTCTTGCCCTTCTTGGCGGTCTTGGCCGACTCACGGAACGCGGCGGCGGTCGGTGCGCCCTTCGCGCCAGGCTTGCGCATCTTCTCGCCCGAGCCGGCCTCGATGCGCTTGCGCTTGGCGTTGATGTTTGCGTACAGGCCGGGAGGCGTCTTCACTTCTTCGCCCTCGGCGCAGGCCCCTTGCTCGGCTTTCCGGCCTTCATGGCCGCCGTGCGCGCCGTGTTCAGCGCGATTGCGACGGCCTGCTTCTGCGGCTTGCCACCTTTCATCTCCTTCGACACATTGGCCGAGATCGACTTCTGCGAGTAGCCCTTCTTCAACGGCATCCTAGTCTCCCGATGTAAAAACGCGGGCGGCAGCCTCAGACCACCGCCCGCGTCATGCCTCAGCTTACCGATCAGGACGCGATGCGGTAGATCGTGTACGTCGCAGCAGCCGTCTTGCGCGCCCGGAACATGCCCGAACTCGACGCGGCAACCGCCATGCTGCCCACCAGCGTGCAACCCGCCACGCCGCCGCCCACGGAGATCGTGAAGGTGTTCGCGCCGCCCGTGTTGATCACGGCGAAGTCCACCGAGTCATTCACGGCCAACGTGGTCGCCGCGTCCAGCACGGTGCCGGTCGGAGGCGTGGCCGTCACGGCAGATGCCGTGGTGGAGGTCACGATGCCGCCCAGGATCATCGCAGCGGTCAGGCTGCCGGTGGCGTCCAGAGCGATAGGATCGTTCTGGAGGTTCCAGTCGCCGTCATTGCTGACATGCGGGCTGGTGCCGACCTCGTAGAACACCGGGAAGTCGCCGGCCTCGATGTAGACCGTGGCCCCGTTGGCGAACGCCGAGGAGGTGTAGGTCGTGTTGTTGACGTTCTGCAGCAGGCTGTTCTGCGTCGGGTAGTTGGGATAACCGAC